GCTGGTAAGCCTAAGAGTGGCGAGTCTGATGCCATGAAGAAGAAACGTGCTAGCTTCAAGGCTCGACACGCTAAGAATATCAGTAAGGGCAAGATGAGTGCAGCTTTTTGGTCGGATCGTGAAAAGTGGTAGCACAACTAAGCACAGGAAGTAATACAAGATGATGGTAGGCATGAGCTTGATGCTAGGTGAAGTACCTGAAGTATCAAACGAGAATAAGAAGCGAGCAGAAGAGTACTGGATGTACGGTGCTGATGTTGCTGAGTTAGCTAATGCATGGGGTAAGCCTATTGCTATGGCTGAGCTTAAGACATGTGGTAACTGTGAGTACTTCGACAACCGTATGCAAACACTTAAGGCTCTAAAGCTAGAAGCTGGTACAGGTGCTTGTACTAAGTTTAAGTTTGCTTGCAGTCAAGAGAAGTCCTGCCAAGGTTGGGACTCACCAGATAAACACATGATGGAAGAGGACGACTGATATGAAAAAGAACATGAAAGCTAAGAAGATGGGCTACATGAAGGGTGGTATGACTAAGAAGATGGGTTACGCTAAAGGTGGTATGGCTAGCTGTGGTGCATCTAACCCTGCAGCACGTCCCGTTAAGAAGGCTAAGTAACTATGAAGTTTTACCACAAGTATAAGACAGCGCTTGAAGCTGCAGGTTACCGTGTAGATGAGCATGGCTACGTGTGGGACTCTATGGGTAACCAGGCTGCTGGTGAAGACAACTACGGTAACGTACAGAGTAAAGACCCTAACGTCACAGAGATTTGTCGTGTTGCTGAAGCTACACCTGCACCTAAGCCTGCAAAGAAAGCTAAGGCTCCTAAGCAGGTTGCAGCTGTAGAAGAAGAAGAGTAGAGCATGTCACTTTACAGCCAAGGCAAACCAGCACGTACAGTAAGCAAGGGTGTTGTCTGTGATACAGAGGACGCTGTAGAAACGCTGTACACTTGTCCAGCTAACTGTCGGGCTGAGGTGTCTATGCTGTACTGTGTTAATTCTAATGGTACAACTACTGCCTTAGCTAAGTGGGTTAGAGCTAGTGACTCAGCAGAGTTCAGACTTATCGGTGGTAAGAACTTAGGTATAGGTGAGTCTGTTCTACTTACTGGTGCAACTCTTGTGTTAGACCCAGGTGATAAGATTACTTGTGTCGCTACAGGAGATGCTACTCCTGAGCTAGACTACATGTGTACAGTCACTGAGACGTTTGTACCTGTCGGGTAACACATATCGGGTATTCCGTCTTAGCAGTTCTAGTCTGTAACTTCTTGAGTATAACTATGTCCATAGCTAGCAATAGAGCTAGCGTCCTAACAAAGGATTTATGGACATGCCTACTAAACTTAAAGACTCGCTCATTCGTTTGTTTAACGCCTTCATTAAAGCTAGACAAGCATCTGCTGACCGTAAGATTGCTATGATGCACCTGAGCCACATGTCTGACAGAGAGCTACACGACATCGGTATTGGACGTAGCGACATCACTAGAGTAGTAATCGGAAAGTAATAATGATTAGGGTAAGCATATCAGCAGCTATACTTTTCTTGCTTGGTGCTTGCACTACCTCTAACCCTACTGTGGTGTTCCCTTCTTCCTGCGCTGAGAATGATGTTGTTTGTGAACGGAACTTAAATGCTAGAACATTGTCAGCTATCGGCTTTAAGGAAGCAGCTACACGTCTTATGTGTAAAGACATTGATGTTTCTGATGCTATGGGTGACGCCTGTCCTAGCGGGTGATGTTACTGGTGACTTCTCTACGAGTAACGAGAATAGCACAGTTGATAGTAACAACACAGATGAGACAGTCACCAATAACTACAACGCCACAGGAGCGGGTAGCCCAGCGCCAGTTATGAGTGCAGTAGCTCCTACAATGATGGGAGGCGGTGGTAACGACTCCTGTTTGATACCCAAGTCTACAGGCATTCAAGTAGCTGTAGTAGGTTTATCAGGTGGTAGGATGGAGCAAGACGCTGCATGTAACCGCAGGAAGAACGCTAGACTTCTAGGCGCTCCACAGGCAGTAGGCGGCTTAGGATTACAAGTATCAGCTATTAGTGTCTTATGCCAAGACCCTTCAGTGTTTCGTAGTATGATGTTAGCTAATACACCCTGCCCTATCAATGACAGCAGGACAGGTAAGTTGCTTATGGGGAAAGCAGCTATTAACAAGTATAGAGACAGCCCAGCGCTTTACATTGTTGGGTATGAGGAACAGAAAGCCTTTTGGGATGCCCTGTTAAGGGTAGGAGAGGAAGACACGGATGAAGAACTTTTACAGGATACCACTCCTAAGCTTAGCCTTAGTGAGCGCTTCCGCAGCAGTAAACGCACAGGATTACGAACTAACGGGTCCACAGAAGATTGATGCACTGATTGCGTCTATTGGTGACATTCAGGCTCGTATCAGGACTAATGGTGTAATGACTGTAGGTGCTGTAGGTTACGCATCTATTGGTGGTGTAATTAAGGATGACTCTCTTAACGAGGGTCTTATTACACCAGAAGAACTAGCGGCTTACCTTAACGCTAAAGATATGGTTCTTAACCATGACTACGCAGTAGCTCAGACAGCAGAACAACTGTTTATGCAGGAACACGCAGCTGCTATGAATAACTTGAATGTCGCAGTAGACAACCTGACTATAGCTACATCTGTTATTATGACTGCTGTATCGGTAGCTGCTGTAGCTGCAGAGGCAGACACTAAGCCAGAGCAAGTACAGCTTCAAGCTATGCTTCAGACGGACGAGTACAGCCTAGACGCAGAAGAGACAAACACGTACAACGATGCAGTCGCTGCAGTAGAAGAGTACGCCCAGCAAGCTGGTGCTTTTATGGCTGCAGCTAATGATGACAGCCTAACTGCTACAGTAGACAACTACGCAGCACAGGGTAACTTTATTGTAGGCAGCTACACTGCTATCACCTACACTCAGTCTATTGACGAGTTCGTTATTGCTTGGGATGACTCAGGCTTCGGTACAGGCTTCCAGGGTTACCTCACAGCAGAGATGCGGACAGCTGAAGACATCTTTGGTGCAGGTGAATACATCAACGAATATGGCGGATACCCAACTCAGTAATGGATGTAGGTTTTAGCATAGGCGGATATAACATCAAGGGCTGGATGGTTGCTGTTGCACTTCCAGTTCTTTCTACCGTTGCAGGTGGTGTGTACTGGTCTTACGATACGCTGCAGCGCTTCTATGGCGTAGAGGATGGCATTGCACAGGTTGCGGAGAATAGTGCTTCATTCAACGCAAAAGCTGCGGAGCTTACCTCTCGTATTCAAACACTAGAGCAAGCTATAGCAGACAATGATGTGCGTGGCTTGAATACTAAACTAGCGTCTTTGTCTACAAACATGACACAGATTCTAGAGCAACAGAAGTTACTGCTTGACCTTCGTAGCCAAGTAGATAAAGCTACTACAGTCACTGATGGCTTAGGTGATACACTTGATACTCTGGAAACAGAGATTGACGATATCTGGAAAGCTTACGACTCACTTGTAGATAACCCACTTTAAGGTAGAACAATGGCACGACAACTGACAGAAAACCAACAGAAGTTCTTGGAAGTTCTCTTCGATGAGGCAGGCGGTGATGTCGTGCTAGCTAAGAAGCTTGCAGGTTATAGCGATAATACTCCTACTCGTTTGATTGTGGAAACACTCAAGGATGAGATTAGTGATGCTACTCGTACACACTTTGCACGTTCAGCACCTAAAGCTGTCATGGCTCTTGTAGGCGCACTAAGCGATCCTACAGAGCTAGGCATTCGTGATAAGATGGCTGCAGCAAAAGACTTGCTTGATCGTGCAGGACTTGGTAAAGTAGACAAGGTAGACGTTTCATCTTCTAGTGGTGGGGTGTTTATCCTCCCATCCAAAGAAGGTAAGAACGAGTAATAATGAATAGAGAATCTTTAGGGTACTGGCAACTGCCAAGGCCACATAAAGGTGAAGAGAAGCAATGGCACGTCATAGTTCGCACAGCTAGACAAGTACCTTTTGGTTACAGAATACACCCTGACAACGATAAACTACTAGAACCCATCCCTATTGAGCTTGAGGCATTAGAGCTTGCAAAGCGACACCTAAAGCAGTATGGTTACAGAGAAGTTGCTATCTGGCTAACAAAGCAGACGGGGCGCTACATCTCACACATGGGTTTAAAGAAGAGGGTAGACATTGAGCGAAGACGTAAGAAAACAGCTAGAATTAAGCGCAAGCTTGCCCAGCGGCTCGAAGAAACGCTCCAAGAAATCAAGAAGCTCGAAGAAGAAAGTATCGGAGCCTACAGAATCATTACCCCCACAGAAGAGTGAGCCTGTAGTAGAGCCAGTATACGCTCAAGTAAAACCTGCAGACCTTGATGTAGAGGCTGCTCAAGAGGTTGTATTCAAGCCCAATCCAGGGCCACAGACAAGCTTCCTTAGTGCATCTGAAAGGGAAGTATTGTATGGGGGTGCAGCAGGTGGCGGTAAATCTTATGCTATGCTTGCTGACCCCCTTCACGGTTTAGGTAGTCCTAACTTCAGTGGGCTGCTTGTACGACACACTACAGAAGAACTACGTGAACTAATTCAGAAGAGCCAAGAGCTTTACCCTAAAGCTATACCAGGTATCAAGTGGTCAGAGCGTAAGTCACAGTGGATTACTCCACAAGGCGGCAGACTCTGGATGTCGTACCTAGACAAGGACATGGACGTTACACGCTACCAAGGTCAAGCGTTTAACTGGATTGGCTTTGACGAACTTACACAGTGGCCTACACCCTATGCGTGGGACTACATGCGTTCACGACTACGTAGTGCAAACAGTAAGGACTTAGGTCTGTACATGCGTGGTACTACTAACCCTGGTGGTGCTGGTCATGGATGGGTTAAGAAGATGTTCATTGATCCTGCTCCTGCAGGTGAGCCTTTCTGGGCTACGAACATTGAGACAGGTGATACTATTGCGTTCCCTAAAGGNCACAGCCGTGAGGGTGAACCTCTGTTCAAGCGCAGGTTTATTCCTGCTAGTCTGTTTGACAANCCCTACCTGTCTGAGAGTGGCGACTACGAGGCNATGCTTCTGTCCCTACCTGAGCATCAGCGTAAGCAACTGCTTGANGGTAACTGGGACATTAACGANGGGGCAGCGTTCCCTGAGTTTAACAGGAAGATACACGTAGTTGATCCGTTTGAGATACCTGACTCATGGGCTAAGTTCAGAGCTTGTGACTATGGCTACGGCTCTATGACAGCGGTTCTTTGGGTTGCAGTTAGCCCTAGTGAACAGCTTGTAGTATACAGGGAGTTGTATTGTTCTAAAGTCACAGCTTCTGATCTAGCAGATATGATCTTGGATGCTGAAGCTAAAGATGGTACAATACGGTATGGCGTGTTGGACTCGTCCCTCTGGCATAAAAGAGGTGATACAGGACCGTCACTGGCAGAGCAAATGAATATGAAGGGTTGTCGTTGGAGACCTTCTGATCGCTCTCGTGGCTCAAGGGTTGCTGGCAAGAACGAGGTTCACAGACGCCTGCAGGTGGATGAGTATACAGAAGAGCCACGGCTCGTGTTATTCTCCACCTGCACTAACATTATAGCGGAGCTACCTATTATACCGCTAGACAAGAAGAACCCAGAAGATGTTGATACCAACTCAAACGACCACGGCTATGACGCTCTTAGGTACGCTCTAATGACCAGACCACGTAGTTCCATCTGGGATTATTCACCTGCCAAGCAGAATGCAGGCTTTCAGATTTCTGATAAAAACTTCGGTTATTAGCAGATGAACCTAACTAAAAGTAATACCTATTAAGGATACCATTCACAATGGCAGATATAGACGATCTATCCTACGAGACGGATGAAGTAGTTGCAGCAGAAGAGCAAGACGATAGTTTGTTCGAGAATGTTAGCAGCGTTGTTTCGTTTGTTACTGAGCGCTTCAAGAAAGCAGAGGATGCACGTCAGGCTGACGAAGAGCGTTGGCTACGTGCGTATCGTAACTATCGTGGTATCTATGGTCCTGACGTACAGTTTACTTCATCTGAGAAGTCTAAGGTGTTTGTCAAGGTAACCAAGACTAAAGCTCTAGCAGCATATGGTCAG